TAAAGAAGATTATGTATTTTGTATGATTATGCTATTGCTTTTATATCTATTTTGTGTTATACTATTAGTCTAACTAAGGAGAATTATATGAAAATATTATTAACAATACTAACTTTAACAACATGCGTAACTGTATTAGCTGCAGAATCAGAGACTGTATATACACCAGAAAAAACTTATACTTGCTGGGTGTATGATGATGGTACTAGGATATGTTACTAATGAGGTGCGTAGCATGTGATAGAAATCTCTCTGACTTTGAGTCAACACGTAAGTCTCATGATACAGGAGAGTACGTTGATCTATGTAACAAGTGTTACAATGAAATACAATCAGACATAGATAACATAGATGAACGAGAAGACTTACGACATGAAGACGACATGATAATTGATTGGGAGAACGATGAGTAAATTTTTTAAGCTAGGTCCTTGTCCACACTGTGGATCAAAGGACAATCGTGCTGAGTATGAGAATGGTTTCTGGTGTTTTGGTTGTAGTAAATTAGAACAAAAGAATGATACCCAATCACTACGAGATAGACTTAAACGTAAGGAACAAACTACTACTATGAAAGCAGGTCAACTAATTGATACAGTTAAAGAGATACCACAAAAAGCAATGAAATGGTTGCTATCTTACGGCATCTCCCCCGAAGAGATAGAAAAATACGGTATCTCCTGGAGTCCATCACGACAGCTGCTAGTATTAATTAGCCGTAAAGACTATTGGCAGGGTAGAAACTTTGGCTTTGGTAACATTAAGTATTACTCTCAAGGTATTAAACCCTTGACAGTGTATGGTAAAGGTGATACAATAGTAGTAGTAGAAGATGTTTTGTCTGCTACTAAAATAGCAAGATGCCGTGATGAAAGTATATGTGCCAGTCCTTTGCTTGGCTCCTCGTTGAGCAAGCAAAGTATGGCTCAGTTAACTAAGAGGTACAAGACAATACACGTATGGCTTGATAGAGATAAGGCTAAGGAAGCTATACGTATAAGAAATAAACTAAGAGCTTTAGGTATTACAAGCAAGGCTATCATTACACCGCTTGATCCCAAAGAGTATAACAAAACGGAGATTATGAAATGGTTGAAGAGTTAATAATAAAGTTATTCTGTGATGACAGATCATACTATAACAATTACTACAAGTATATAAATCTAAGTTATATTAAAAATAATTTTAGTAATATATATAAGTTGTTTCTTATAGTACACCAGTACTATGAGGCTAATCAAAGTCATGCACTAAGTAAGTTAGACTTTGAGTTAGCATACCATAGTAGTTACTTACTAGAAGATAGTGAACGTAATGAACTATCAGATACTCTTGATCGTATACTAGCTCTTGATGTTAATGTTGACAACACAGTAGGTTACCTCAATGAACACAAGAAACGCTGCGTTGCAGGTGAGCTAGCTAAGGTAGCACTTGATGTTGAAGATGGTAGTGCTGAACTATCTGATCTATTAGATAAGGTTAAAGAATTTGAAGCTGATGACATAACAGAAGATGCTGCTAACACAGTTAACATGGACTTGAGTGAGCTATATGACACAGCAATAGCTACGCCTGGTCTACGTTGGAGACTTGATTGGCTTAACAAATCACTAGGCTCTCTACGTAAGGGTGACTTTGGTTTCATCTTTGCTAGACCTGAGACAGGTAAGACTACTTTCCTAGCTAGTGAGATGACACACATGGTAACACAAACAGATGGTGACATCCTATGGTTTAACAACGAAGAACAAGGTAAGAAGGTAGCAATCAGATGTTACCAAGCATTGTTTGGTGTAGACAGTGAGACTTTGTTTAGTAACGTAGATAGATACAAAGAAGAGTATCATGATCTCATTGGTAGTAGGATTAAGATATATGATTATGAAGACTCAAGTAGCTACAAGCGGATTGAGTCTATCATTAAAGAAGTTAATCCCTCATTGATTATCTTTGATCAGATAGATAAGATAAAAGGATTTAAGAATGAACGCTATGACCTTGAACTTAAAAAGATATACCAATGGGCAAGAGAAATAGCTAAGAGTTATGCCCCTGTCATTGCCGTATCCCAAGCAGGTGGCACTGCCGAAGGCAAGGTGTGGTTAACAATGGATGATGTAGACAGCAGCAAGACTGCAAAGCAAGGTGAAGCTGACTGGATACTAGGCATAGGAAAAGAACAAGACAACACAAGTAACATGCGATTCTTAAACATCAGTAAAAATAAATTAATTGGTGATAAAGATACACTGCCTGACTTGCGACATGGCAACAAACAGTGTATGATTAAACCTAACATAGCGAGGTATGAAGACTTATGAGTTACTTAGTATTAGACGTAGAAACAACCATTAGTAATAATGGTAATCCCTTTGATAAGACTAACAAGTTATGTATGGTTGGTATGTTATCACAAGATGAAGTTAGTATAGAAGACATAGAGTTCTCCGTTGAACCCTACCGAGAATCACTTGATCGTATCCAATTAGCCGTGGATAAGTGCGATGTGTTGGTAGGGTTTAATATTAAGTTTGATTTACACTGGCTTAAAAGATATGGTATTACCTTTGATAAGAAAAGAATATGGGACTGTCAGTTAGTACAGTATGTATTATCTAACCAAGAAAATTCTTATCCATCATTAGATGCAACATCAGAGTACTATGGTCTAGGTAATAAACTAGATGAGGTTAAAGAAAACTATTGGAAGAATGGTATTGATACTACTGAGGTACCTGAAGAGATACTGTCTGAGTATCTACAACGAGACTTAGAACTAACTGAGAAAGTTATGGTCAAGCAAATGGAAGAGTTGTCTAAGCGACCTCATCTCCGTAAGCTCATAGCTCTACACAACCAAGACTTACTAGTGCTGCAAGCTATGGAATACAATGGTATGCAGTATGATTATGATAAGTCTAAAGTATTAGGAGATGAACTTGAAGAACAGATATCCAAACTTAACAAGAAGCTGCATGACTTTCATGCTTACGATGATTTTAATCCCAATTCTGGCGAGCATCTTTCTGCTTTTCTTTATGGTGGGATCATTAAGGAGCGTTTTCAACGCCCCATTGGACATTACAAGACTGGCGTACGCACAGGCGAAGTTAAGTATAGGTGGGAAGAGCAAGACAAAGAGTTTCCACGAAGAATAAATCCTTTGCCTAAGACTGAGCTTAAGAAAGAAGGGTTCTTCAGTACGAATGAAGAGACCTTACGTAAGCTAACACCACGTAGTGATGAAGGTAAAGAGATACTAAGAATTATATTGGCACGTGCTACCATGCAGAAACGTATGACTACATACTATCATGGTGTGCCACAACTAATTGATGAGATGCACTGGGCTAATGGAATTATACATGGTCAACTCAATCAATGTAGGACTAAGACAGGTAGGTTAAGTAGTAGTAAGCCTAACCTACAGAACTTTGATGGAGAGATTAAGACTCTCTTCCCAACTAGATATGGAGAACAGATATGAATGAAGAAGATAACTTTGAATTTAAAGAAAGACAACTAGAACGACAAGCATTAGAGCAAGCAGCTGACTTAAGTATTTGTATAGATTTTAGTGAGGTGTTACATAAACATAGTGTAGAGTATGTACTAAATAGAATGTTACCTAGTGCTAAACAAGAACTAAAACGTAAGATAATAAATGATTATCATAAACGATTAATAGACTCTAACGTAGGATTATAATATGTTACTTAATGCAGATGCAAAACAACTTGAATGGATATGTGCTACCTATCTATCCCAAGATAAGGTAGCTATAGATGAGATCAACAACCAAGTTGATCAACATGCTGATAACCAAGCAAAGTTTGGATTGCCCTCACGATTGATTGCTAAGACTTTTGTCTTTAGATTAATCTATGGTGGTAGTGCTTTTAGTTATGCTAATGATCCTAACTTTAAAGATATAGGTAATGAAACCTTTTGGCAAGGTGTGATTGATCAGTTTTATGATAAGTATACAGGACTTAAGGCATGGCATGATAAGATAATGTTTGATGTAAAACAAACTAATCAGTTAGTGATGCCAACAGGCAGAACATATGAATACCAACCTGAGGTTAATAGTCAAGGTAATCTTAAGTATCCTCGCACACGAATCCTTAACTATCCAGTGCAAGGACTCGGTGCTGACCTAATGACTATAGCTCGTGTTAGTTTGTATAACAAGATAGTAAACATGGAAGGTGTTAAGTTAATCAATACAGTACATGATTCTATCATGCTTGACTTTGATGAAAAGGTATGTTATACTAATAGTATAGTTCCAATTGTTAAAGAATCATTTGAGAATGTACCAGCAAACTTTAAACATTTGTTTGGTAAAGATTTCAACCTCCCAGTTAGGGTTGATATACAAGTAGGTAATAGCTGGGGTAACGTAGAAGATGTATAATTTTATAGGAGATTTATATGCAAGTTAATGTTGTAGATGTATCAAGCTTAAACACACATGCTGCTAAGAATGGTAGACAATACCAATCATTAGAAATCATGTACAAGAACGATCAAGGGCAAGCACAGTCTAAAAAGCTGATGTCATTCGCTAACCCTGCCGTGTTTAAAGCTGCTCAAGAATGGCAAAAAGGTGATGTCGTACATGTTAGCACTGAGAAAGATGCTAATGGTTATTGGCAATGGACAGCAGTTGGTGATGCAGATACTACTACAGACAATCGTGGTGGTGATACTGCAGCAGCTCCTCAAGCTAAGGCAAGTGCTCCTACAACTCGTGTAACAGGTAGTAACTACGAGACTAAGGATGAACGTGCTGCAAGGCAAGTAATGATAGTCCGTCAATCATCTATCTCTAATGCAGTAGCAACACTAGCTTTAGCAGGTAGCAATACTACACAAGGTAATCCAAGTGAAGTCATTGCTTTAGCTAAACAGTATGAAGCTTATGTGTTAGGGCAAGCTGCCACTACAGCAGCTGAAGACTTTTCTGCAATTGAGGACATACCATTCTAGGAGAAACTATGGAAGATAGAGATAGAGCAAGTTTATTAGGAGCGATAGCAGTAGCTATTGCTCTACTACTCTTAGTGTACTTAGTACAAAAAGAAAGAGTTTATGATATAGTAGGAGATGAAGTAGTAACCATTGTAGCACCTGCTATACCTGAACCTTATGTAGTAGATTCATATGAATCATCAGTAATAGCAGTACAATCTTGGGATCATTTAGAAGCAGACAATGTTCCTTTACTTGAGATTGAACCTGTTGACGATGTTGTTTATGACTACATTTTAGATGAACAACTAACAGAGCTACCACCTTTACAAGGATAAACATGATTGCATTAATTGACCATGACTTAGTTGTCTTTAGATGTGCTGCAAGTGCAGAACAAGATGACTTTGGTATTGCTAAGTATAGAGCAGATGCGTTGTTAGATGAACTACTTACTAAGACAGGATGTACAGAGTATCGTGCATTCTTGTCAGGTAAGTCTAACTTTCGTAAGACAATCTATCCTGAATATAAAGCTAACAGAACTGCCCCTAAACCAATCCATTTAGAAGCATTGAGAGACTATGCACTAGAAGAGATGGGAGCTGAATTAGCACCTGAAGGAATAGAAGCTGATGATGCTATGGGTATCAATCAAACAGATGATACTGTGATTGTATCCTTAGATAAAGATATGCTCATGATCCCTGGTAAACATTTCTCATGGGAAATTAAAGGTAAGGGTTGGGTTAAGCCTGACAAATGGACTGACCAGACTGAGCTCGGAGGACTACGACTGTTCTTTGAGCAATGTCTTAAAGGAGATACTGCAGATAACATTAAAGGTATTGAAAAGGTTGGTGATAAAACAGCAAAGAAAATGTTAGCTGACTGCACTACAGAGCAAGAGATGTTTAATACTGTACGTGCTGCCTATGGCAATGATGAAGAGTTTATTATGAATGCAAGTTGTCTATGGATTCAGCAACATGAAGATGATGTTTGGAGAGATAGATTTAATGCCTATATTCAAAAGTAAGTTAGAAATAAAAGCTTGGGCAGAACTTAAGAAACATTTTCCAAGTGTCAAGTATGAACCAGATGTGATTGAATACACACAGCCAGAAAAGATAAGGAAATATAATCCTGATTTTAAGATGGCTAAGAATGTATACATAGAAGCTAAGGGTAAGCTTGACTTAGCTACACGTCAAAAGATGGTATGGTTTAAAGAATGTAATCCAGGTGTCATAATTATATTTTTATTTATGAATCCTGATAATAAGATAACTAAACGAAGTAAGACATCGTATAGTAATTGGGCTGAGAAAGAAGGTTTTCTATGGTTAGACTTTAGAAAAGATTGGATCAAAGCTTATAAGCAAATAGTTAAGGAGCATACGTAATGAAGAAACATTTAGTAATTGGTGACACCCAAGTAAAGCCAGGCATTAGTCTGGCTTACTTGTCTTGGATAGGTAGATATATTGTTGACAAACAACCAGAAGTTATAGTAATGATTGGTGACTTTGCTGATATGCCTAGCTTATCAAGCTATGATGTAGGTAAGAAATCGTTTGAAGGTAGGACATACAAAGCTGATATACGTGCTGTACATAAAGGTATGGAAGCACTACTCGCTCCTATGAATGCCTTGAACAACAGACTAGCTAAGGCTAAGAAGAAGTTATACAAGCCTAAGATGGTACTGACTATGGGTAACCATGAGCAGCGTATCAACACTGCAATTGAGTATGATAGAAAGTTAGATGGTCTTATATCTTTTGATGATCTACAGTACGAAGAAGCAGGATGGGAAGTAGTACCATTTCTTGAGGTTAAAGAAATAGATGGTGTTGCCTACTCGCACTACTTTGCTAGTGGCGTTATGGGTAGACCTGTAACATCAGCTAATGCTTTGCTTACTAAGAAACATATGAGCTGCGTTGCAGGACATCAACAAGGACATTCAATTGCCTATGGGCAGAATGCGACAGGTAAACAGATGACTGCAATCATTAGTGGTAGTTGTTATTTACATGATGAGAACTATCTATCACATCAGACTAACCAACATTGGAGAGGATTGTATATGTTACACAATGTAGACAATGGTTCATTTGATGAATGTGCTATACCATTGCACTACCTAAAAAGAAAGTACAAGAAATAGCTTGACTTTTGTGTATTTATATGCTATAATATTAATATGAAGAACAGTACAATAAGAGCTAATATAGCTAAAGAAAAACAAGTAGGTGGTAATCATTATAAACAATATGTGATTCAACCTATAGAGTTTATAACAAAAAACAATATCCCTTTTATTGAGGGTAATGTGATCAAGTATGTTCTCCGTTGGAGAGATAAGAATGGTATACAAGATCTTGATAAAGCAATTCATTACTTAGAGTTGTTAAAGGATATAAAAAGAAATGGTAAAAATTAAAGAAAAAAGAGTTTGTAATAAGTGTGGTGAGGTTGCCAAGATATGGGATGCTAAGAAGTGGTGGTGTTCTATAGATACATTAGAAGGTGAGTTCAACATGGTTGGTTACTGTCCACAGGAGAAAAAGAAATGATAGCAGAATATCTATTACTAGTAAGTTTATTAGATCCATTTGGTGCATCGTATGAACAATACGTTGGTAATTTTACATCATGTGATAAAGCACATATGTATTACATAGTACACTTTGATCCTCTAGTTACTAGTGATGGTTATCGTTGTCTTAATGAAGAGTATGTTCATCTACCTGAAGACTGGGATACAACAAGAAAGGAAATACATGAGTAATAGTATTAATGATTATGAAATCACTGGGGCAATCATGCGTAGCAAAGTGCCCTCAAAGAAATACAAAGATAACTATGATGCAATCTTTGGATCACTAACCTGTAATCACTGTGATTTTAAACAGGATAATAAAAACAACGTACTTTGTCAATCATGTGGAAAAACTATTGATAACAAAGTGGAAGGTCGGTCATAATAACATGCTTACGTTTAAGGAAGTTTGTGAAGAATTATCTAAACTAGACGAGACTACATTACTGGAAGTGCTTGACATCACATCAGATGAACTCGTTAACAAGTTTCAAGATAAGATAGAGGAAGATTTAGAATCATTAGCTATTGATTTAGAAAAAGATTCTGTATTAGATTTATTTAACCAAGATATAGATTAGGAGATAAGAAACATGGATGTATACCAATCGGTAATTGCGAGCTCACGCTATGCAAGATATATACCAGAACTCAAAAGACGAGAAACCTGGGCAGAAACAGTAGATAGAATGGTAAACTACTTACAATCTAAAAATGCAGGACTAGATAAAGAATTTAAAGAAATAAGAGAGGCTGTGTATAACCTTGAGATCATGCCATCAATGAGACTTATGATGTCTGCTGGTGAGGCATGTGATAGAGATAACATTGCAGCATATAACTGTTCATACCTAGCCATCAATAACAAGCGTGCCTTTAGTGAAGCTTTGTACATATTGATGAATGGTACTGGTGTAGGATTCAGCTGTGAACGACAAGAAATTGCCAAGCTACCAGAGATCCCAGCTGAACTATCAGTTGTTGATGATGTCATCGTAGTTGGTGATAGTAAGTTAGGATGGGCGAAAGCCTTTAAGAAGTTACTGTCGTCCCTATGGGAAGGAGATATACCTAGTGTAGACTACTCACAAGTACGTCCTGCTGGTGCACGTCTCAAGACATTTGGTGGTAGAGCTAGTGGTCCTGAGCCTCTTAAAAGATTGTTTGACTTTGTTATAGATACATTTAAACATGCTAAAGGACGTAAGTTAAACTCAATAGAGGTCCATGATATAGTCTGTATGGTTGGAGAGATAGTAGTTGTTGGTGGTGTTAGAAGATCAGCCCTTATCTCCCTATCAAATCTTACAGATAAACGCATGAGAGAGGCTAAAATGGGTGCATGGTACAATGACTTTGCATACCGAGGGTTAGCTAATAACTCAGTAGCTTACACAGAGAAGCCTGATATGGAAACATTCATGGAAGAATGGGTATCTCTTGTTAAGTCTAAGTCAGGAGAACGTGGTATCTTTAATAGAGTTGCTGCACAAGTACAAGCAGCCAAGCAGGGTAGAGATCCTAATCTAAATTATGGTACTAACCCTTGTTCAGAGATCATTCTCCGTGATAAACAGTTCTGTAACCTCACAGAGGTAGTAGTACGTAATGGTGATACAGAAGAAACCTTAGCTAACAAAGTGCGACTAGCTACTATACTAGGTACATTACAGAGTAATCTAACTAACTTTCAGTTCTTATCAGCAGAATGGGTTAAGAATACGTCAGAAGAAAGACTACTGGGTGTTTCATTAACAGGTATCATGGATGCTAAGATAACAGCAAACCCTGAT